TTCACTAAATCCAAATCTCTGATTTCATCTTTGCGGAGCCAGGGAGAAAATCTCTTCCTTTTCCTCACACTATTTAGCAAAAATGAATATTGCAATTTTGGATCTAGGTTTGGAACCTTGTTCATTTCATTCGCAAACAGAACCGTGTCCAGATGACCAGACATACATCGATTAACAATATATGCAGGATATTTTGCTGTAGGATCATCATCAAGAAGATTCTTCTTGTTCATGTTGATTGAGTTCAACCAGTCTTTCAATTCGTATGTCATCGTATAATTTGAATGTGATCGTCTTCAGTCCAGAGTTCTACTTTGTTACGGAACCTCCCTTCTTCTTTTAGTTTTTCATATCTCTTAGTTGCTTTTTTCTTCCACCACTTGATGATGTTCTCAAGATAGAACTTATCAAAGTTCTGACCAGGACGAAGAGTGTCCTGCTCACCAAGAATAACTTCGCGCACATTCTCATACCCATAGTCTGAGATGTAGAAACGTTTCTTTTGTGTCAGACCAAAAGCAGTCTTAATGACATCATTGAAATGAGTCAACTTATCTTGATCATGAAGAGAATTCTTGATGATAGAGATCATCTTTGTTTGTCGCTTCATCTTCTTGGATGATGCTTTATTATCAGTCAAAGGTGTATTGTCATTCAGTCTCGTGAACTCATTGTGAAGTTTGTGAAACTGCTTGTCGTGCATCAGTGGTAAGAACTTACTTTCAGTCAGTCCTTTGTATCTCATGAATGGTTTGAGACCATCATACTGTGAGGCACTGGTAGCAGACCCGTAGAGAGACGTTGTTTCAAACAGGGCAATCTCCTTCTCAAACACTTCGTTCAGGGTCTCACGGGCAAAATGAGAGCAACACAGGAGCGCCAGCAGTTTGCCACCAAGATAATTGTATCCGAACGGTTGAGATGGAACAATAACAAATCCCATGGCAGCGTGCCTATTAAAGATAGACAGATTAGGTTGGTGTCCCAACCACAGATTCCTTGGTTTGGAATTGATGGTAGGAGATCCAAAACGAATGAATCCCAATACCTTCTTTGTATTTTTCTCAAAGATCATCCAACGCAGTTCCCTTCCAGGAATGTTGGATTCATTATTATGAGAAGAAACTGCTCTCAAAAGATTGACATAATGTTCCTGAGGAACTCCGCCTTGAAAGCGGTTGCCTACAAACTTAATGTCAAATTCCATGTCCTGAGGATGAATATCTTCATTGAAGAACTCATCTTCAAGAGACACCAAAGATGATGAAGATGAGATAACCTCTTTCTTCACAAATCTTAGGTAGTCTTCAATATTAGTAAAGTGGGAGAAATAGTTGATGAACTCATCTGCTGCCCACTGTGCAACTTCTTCAGATACAATCATAGAATCAATTTTTTGTCAGGGGCGGTGATACCACCGAACATTTCACAATACTTGTTTTTAACTCCAGAGTCAACTGCTGCGATATAAACAACAAATTGCTTTGATACTGTGATCTCAGGTTCAGTCTTATCAATCACTGTTGCCCAAGGCATAAAACCGACACTCTGTGCTTGAGGAAGAACCACAAGTCCATTTCTGACAGTGATAGATTCATCAGTCTCTTCCACGAGTTCTGCTACCACTTCTTCACCGGTACTAATACGAATAAGTTTTACGTTCATTTGAATTCACACTCCACCATAATTTCGGTCATTGCTGCTAAAAGATTAATTTCCTGGTCTGCTACAAATGCTGATTGATACTGATACTTAGCAACAATGAGCACAGCAGCAGCAATAGAAGGACCATCCAGAACTTCATAAAGAGCATCGTAAGCACGACGCAGAAGTACGTTAGGATCGTTGTCCAGATTAGAAACGATCCATTTACGTACCTCAGGAAAGTTTTTTTCCTTAAGGTTTTTAACAAGATCATTTACTGCTACATCCCCAAACGCTGCGAGAATGCCCGAATCAATCGAACCACCCACGGAGTATCGCTGACATTCGTTGAGGACTCTTCGCCAATCTGGGAAGTGCTTGCTGATGAGTTCAACGAGTACTTTTGGTTCGTATTGGATTCCTTCTCCGTCGAGGATTTCTCGAAGTCGAGAGAAGAAACCGTTGGCAATTCTTGCTCGTTCTTTTCCTTTAATTCCGAATTCAACCACTGTGCAACGGGAATGAAGTGGTTCGAGGATTTTGTTTTTGTAGTTGCAGGTGAAGATGAATCTGCAGTTACTAGCAAACTCCTCAATAAACGCCCGTAAGCAGAGTTGTACATCGTTGGATGTGTTATCAGCTTCATCAATGATGATGACTTTGTGTCTTGAAGTTGCTTGAAGCGAGACGGTCGAAGCGAAATTCTTCGCATTGTTTCTGACCGTATCGAGAAAACGTCCCTCATCGGATCCATTGATGACATAATAGTCTACTCCCAACTGGTTGCATAGTGCTTTCGCTACTGTAGTCTTACCAATACCAGGAGGTCCCGCAAGTAGCATGTTTGGGATCTCACCTTTATTTAGAAAGTCCTGAAACATTTTTTTGGTATCCTCAGGAAGAATACACTCTTCAATAGTCTTAGGTCGATATTTCTCAACCCAAATAAAATCACTCATAATCAAATCCAATCAGGTTTACGCTCAGGAATACGAAGGTAGTTGTCCTTCACCCAAGGTTTAGATGCGATGTACCGCTTGTATGCGGTGAACGTATCTATTGTATCATCTTTTTTCCATTCGTCAGGCATTGCGCGAGAAAAATTATCTGCCATGCTACAGCATGTGATTGCTTTATCTGCTTTACGATGAAAAATTTTCTTTGCCTCAAACAAAGTTTTGGCACAGGTATGAATCTTACCATACCTTCTATGGTACTCATCTGCTAAACCACATCCATGTTGAATCAACCAGGCAGTATTGTAAATATTTTGTGCTGCCCATTTAGTTGATGGATGGTTACGGAATGCACCCTTCTCTGTAGCATAGGGAGTACCATTTGCTCTGGGAAGAGTGCCCCAATCATAATACCACTTGGAATATATGATTGCAAGCATCTGACAAGATTCTAGTGGCATCTTGACGATGTGTTTATCCGGAAGAACCTTTGCAGATAGATACGGATCTTGATGAGTAGCAAAAATGTTCATGTCGAAAGTTGAATAATCTTAGTGATATCAATCACTGCAAAGAAAGAAGATACAGATGATATATCATATGCTTTGCAGTTTATTGAAAATGGAAGCACAAGTAGGTTTCCACACAACCTTGCGGTGCATCCCATTCTAACATCAACATACAGAACTAGGAAGTATCCAACAATAAGTAAAATACTTCCGATCAGTCTACACTTATTGATTGTTGTCATCCGAATGTCGAATCAGGTTCAAGTGCAATATAATAGGTCAGATTGAAGTTGTTATTGACAAATCGTGCCAGAAGTTTCTGAGAGATCACAACTTCATAAGTGCCAGGGAGAATCTTGATATTCTCAACCTTGAAGTTGAAGTTGAACTCTTGATCAGTCTCACCAACATTGATAGAGTATTCGTTGGAGGTGTCGTTCTTCTTGTCACGAACAACCAGTTTGACCACACCTGCTTCACCAACTGCCACCAGGTCAGGAAGTTGATAAACAGCAGATGCCTTCAGGAGCGACTGCAACTGAGTGCTATCAAGTTTGAAGCAAACGTCTTCAGTAGGCAGGGAGATAGACTTCTCAGGGGGAGAAACAATCACACTAGGATCTGCAAAGAAGTATTTGGTCTTACGATCCTTACCTTCACGAATAGTCAAGTTAGACTCGTTAGGGAATTCGATAGAAGGGTTGTCGTGCAGAGTAACACCATTCAGGAATTGCACCAGGTCATAGATTGCAAAGTCACGGGGGATCTCTTCTTCAATCTCTGCTTCTGCCAGAATATTCTTCATCACAGACATGGTGCGAAGAGTGTTGCCCTTCTTGAATGCAATGGACTGGTTGATGGAAGCAAAGTTTTTCAGAAGGTTGACAGTTTTTTCAGACAATTTCATAGGTTCACGGAGTTTCATCATTGTGGGTAAGTTTCACGCTTTGAGGATTTATCGGAGAAGTGAAGAAGGAGGAGACCGTAGTGCAGGATCTTGATAATGTCCCGACGTGCAGTTCCTTTCTTATCGTAGCGAGAAGCATACTTGAGGATATTGCTTCGGCAGAATGCTTCAGCGTCACCACATGCTTCAATCAAGTCTAACGTTTGAATGGCATCATTGCCAGCAGAGTAGTGTGCATTGTAAGTTGCAGAAATATAATCTTTCAATTCTTTGAGGAGTTCTTCCTCACTGTATTTGAAGCGATTGGGATTGTTATTGGTCATGGTGTCAAGTGTAAATTCATAATCAGGAACTGATAATTCAATTCTATCTTCAGAATGCGGTGAGATCATTTCTTTTTCCAGAGATCCAGGTTTCCGACGTGTAACTGTTTTACCACCGTCTGGTGATTCATAAACCCATGGTTGTTTCATAGTAAGTTCATCATAGAGTAGGGACCATGCATTAGTCATTGTATCATTCAGCAGTAAATGTGTCAATAGTATCTTCGGAAGGCATCTTGAAATCTACATCAACTTTGTCATAGAGTTCCATAAATGCTTGCTTAGTTTCATCATCAAAACGATTCACGCAAACTTCAATCGCTTTTGCTTTGTCACCAAAGATATTGTATGCCTTGACAATGTGAACCAGACGGCGAGTAGAGATGATTTCTTCAATACCACCATCATAGAAAGTTTTACGAATGATATCTGCCCAGTCAGCAAGACGCTTGCAGAAATCAGCATCATCACATACTTTGTTGAGAATCTTAATCTCAGTAGCAGTGCTAGGATATTCCTGCTCAAAGGTTACTGGGAATCGCTCCAGGAATGCTTCGTTGAGCACATTGGTGCCGATGAAACGACCATCGTCAGAACCCTTACCCTTGGTATTAGCAGTGGCGAGAATCTGGAAACCAGGTGTAGGCGTAATGACCTTACCAATCTTCTTCAAGAACACACCCTTACCTTCAAGGATGGACTGGAGGCAGAGAATCTTGTTGGAAGCAAGGTCAATTTCATCGAGTAGCAGGACTGCTCCTCTCTGGAGTGCTTCCACGACAGGTCCGTTATGCCAAACAGTTGCCCCATCGACAAGACGGAAACCACCAATAAGATCATCCTCATCAGTTTCAATAGTAATGTTTACACGGATGAGTTCTCGTCCGAGTTGGGCACAGGCTTGTTCGACAGAAAACGTTTTACCGTTGCCCGAGAGACCCGTGATAAACGTAGGGTAGAATACACGGGACTGAAT